TGGAGCGACTACGAGTCAGCCCATCCCGGTGGTGGTCGGCTGGCATGGCCATGTTAACGGCGCCCTTGGTTTATACCGGCGCGTGCCTAATGGTCGCGGACGAGGAAGAGGACAACACTTCTAAGATTATCAAGAAGGTTGTTGGAACCGGTTTACTCGCGGTTTCGGGTTTGGCCAATTATATCGCTTACCGGTACGTTAGTTCCAGTAAGCCGGCCATTCGTGATTAAAGGTGCCCAGTGCGTGCCCCTGCTGTTTGCGCGGCTCCCAAAGTCCTGGAAGCGACGGCTGCACAGCATGGGGCAGTGCGCCTACCGGCGCATTGGGCTCACGAATCTCGTCGTCACATCACTCGGATAGTACCACCTGTCCCTGGCTGTTGGCGGCCCTACACGCATGCTGACTGTATCTGTAATGAAATGGTTAGTGCTACTAATCGCGTGTTAGGAGAGGTCCCCTTACCATCAAAGAGGGGCCTCGCTATGGTTGCTGCGGTCCGCAAAGTCTTGCAGCGCCAATTACCATTTTTGGAATCTTGGGACTTAGAAAGGACCCGGGATAGTTTTAGGGGAGCTAGACATAAGCGTTATTGTGATGCCTATGATAGCTTACTTTTGCAGCCTCTTTCTCATGCCGACGCTAGGATATCAGCGTTTGTCAAGGCTGAGAAAGCGGATCCAGCTGCGAAAGTCAATCCAGACCCTAGAATGATCCAAGCTCGACAACCCCGTTATAATCTGGTTTTGGCTTCTTACTTGCGTCCAGTAGAGCACTATATTTACAATTTAGTTGCACCATCAGGGATACGGATGGTGGCCAAGGGATTGAACCAGAAGGAGCGTGCTAAAACGTTGATAGACAAAATGGCCAGGTTTTCTGACCCGGTCGTTGTGTCTCTTGACATGTCGAGATTTGATAAGCACGTCTCTGCAACGATGTTACAACAGGAGCATGCCTTTTATCTACATGCACTTGCTGGACACCCACAGCTCCAACAACTGCTCGGGTGGCAAGTTAATAATCGTTGCTTTACGCAAAACGGAGTCAAATATCGAGTTCATGGTGGACGGATGTCTGGTGATATTAACACCGCATTAGGCAATGTCCTACTATGTATTTTTATGGTAATAGCAGCCGCTCAAGAGATCTTGCCAGATTTTGAGATCTTTAATGATGGTGACGATGTGCTACTCATTTTTGACTGCAAGCATCTACTTGCGGTCTTGGAATCCTTTCCTAATCTCTTTAAAGAGTTTGGGCAAGAACTTAAGATTGAAAACATCGCCTACCATCTTAGCGATGTTGTTTTCTGCCAATCTCACGTTGTCTTTGACGGAATTGATTATCTTTTCGTTAGAGACTGGCGTAAGGTTTTGAGTCATTCTTGCGCAGGAACCAAATATTGGAATGATCC